GACGGGTGCGGTGGTGGCCGAGTACGAGGCGCAGAAGCCGGAGGACAAGCCCGAGTCGATCATGGTGGACTCGATTGGATTGGGCGCCGGGGTGGTGGACCGACTGAAGGAACTGGGCCTACCAGCGGTGGGGGTAAACGTCAGCGAAAGCCCGAGCTTCTCGCCCAACCAAACCTACGCCAACCTGAAGGCCGAACTCTGGTACAAGTGCAAAGCTTGGTTTGAGAAGCGCGACTGCCGCATCCCTGACGACTCCCGACTGACGGCAGAGTTGGCCACGGTGCGGTACACGTTTTCCAGCACCGGCAAGACCCGCGTGGAGTCCAAGGAGGACATCAAGAAGAGGGGTCTGAAGTCACCCGACTGCGCCGACTCGCTGATCCTGACGTTTGCCGGGGACGCGGCCACGGCCATTTATGGGTCTGGTGGCGGCTCCAAGAGCTGGGCCAAGCCCCTGCGAAGGAATGTGCCACGGCTGGCGTAATAGTGCGAAAATCCGCGCATGAACCTCACCAAATCCGCCAAAAAGATTGCCAGCGTGATGCGAGAGCACAAGGCTGGCAAGCTCAAATCAAGTTCTGGGCAGAAGGTCAAGAGCCGAGATCAGGCTGTTGCCATTGCTCTCAGTGAGGCTGAACGCGCCAAAAAGGGCAAAAAATGAAGAAGTACCAGACGGACGAGAACTACCAAGACGACGGCATGAAGGTGGCCGAGGACATGCAGCGCGAGCTGGTTGAGGCCGAGCAAGAAGCCACCGGCGAGTCCTCTGCGCTGTTCATGGACGAGCAGGAGCTGCAGTCGATTGTGGCCTCGGAGATCGAGGACGCCGTGACCTACATTGACACCGACCTGAGTCCGTACCGGGCGCAAGCCACGGCGTACTACCGTGGCGACCCGTTTGGCAACGAGGAAGAGGGCCAGAGCCATGTGGTGGCCACTGAGGTGCGCGACACGGTGAACGCCATGTTGCCCAGCATCATGCGGGTGTTCTTCAGCTCCGAGCGAGTGGTCGAGTTCATGCCCCGTGGCCCAGAGGACGTGAAGGCCGCAGAGCAGGCCAGCGACTACGCCAACTACGTTTTGAACCAAGACAATGCTGGTTTTATGGTGCTGTACGGAACCTTTAAGGATTCTCTGGTCCGCAAGTGCGGCATCGTCAAGACTTGGTGGGCCAAGAACACTACCGTGCGCACCGAGAAGTACAGCGGCTTGGACGACGCCACTGTGATGATGCTCCAGCAAGAACCCGGTGCCGTGGTGACCGTGATTACCCAGTACGACGACCCGAGCGTGACCGAGCCGCAGTTGGCTATGGACCCCATGACCGGCCAGCCGGTGATGGTCCCTGTGCCGCAGATGTTTGACGTTGAGGTCAAGCGAACCATTGAACAGGGCAAGATTTGCGTGGAGGGCGTGCCGCCAGAAGAGTTCTTGATCGACCGCAATGCGCGTGACATTGAGACGGCTGCGTTTGTTGGACACCGCAAGATGGCTACCGTGGCCGAGCTGCTGGAGATGGGCTACGACGAAGACGTAATCATGGAGCACGTGACTACCAGCGACTTTGAGTACAACGAAGAGTACCTGCGCCGACGCCCTACCACCACAACCATCGGCTCGGTCAACGAGTCCAACAACCCGGCCATGTTCCGCGTGCTGTACGTTGAGGGCTTTATGCGCGTGGATTTTGACGGCGACGGCATCCCTGAGTTGCGCAAGCTGTGCTGCATCGGCGAGGGCTACGAGATCATCAACAACGAGCCAGCGGACATCGTGGGCTTTGCTGATTTTCCATGCGATCCAGAGCCACACACAAGCCCGCTGGAGGCCAACAGCATTTTTGACTACACCAAGGACTTGCAGGAAATCAAGAGCGACATCCTGCGCAACACCTTGGACAGCTTGGCCCAGAGCATCCACCCGCGCACTGCGGTGGTTGAGGGACAGGTCAACATGGACGACGTGCTTAACAACGAGACGGGTGCCATCATCCGTATGCGGGCGCCGGGCATGGTGCAGCCACTGGCACAGCCCTTTGTCGGCCAGCAGGCCTTCCCGATGTTGGAGTACATGGACGGCATCAAGGAGGAGCGCACCGGCATGAGCCGTGCGTCGATGGGCCTGAACGCTGACGCGCTGCAGTCCACCACCAAGGCGGCAGTGAGCGCCACCGTGTCGGCCAGCCAGATGCGCATCGAACTGACAACGCGCATTCTGTCTGAGGGCATGAAGAAGCTGTTTAAGCTGATCTTGCAGTTGTCCGTGAAGCACCAAGACAAGCCGCGCATGGTCCGCATGCGCAACGACTGGGTGCAGGTTGACCCACGCAACTGGGACGCCACCATGGACGTGGCCATCAACGTGGGCATGGGCACCGGCGACACCGAGCAGAAGATGCAGATGCTGGGCATGATCGCCGCCAAGCAGGAGCAAGCCCTGGTGCAGATGGGTCCGATGAACCCACTGGTGACCCCTGCGCAGTACGCCAACACGCTGCGCAAGATGGTCGAGCTGTCTGGGTTCAAGGACGCCAGCCAGTTCTTCAACGCCATCCCCGCCGACTACCAGCCACCACAGTCGCAAGAGCCTGCCAAACCCTCTCCAGAGGAGATGCTGGCACAGGTGCAGGTCCAGTCGATTCAGGCCGACATCCAGAAGAAGGCCGCAGAGCTGCAGCTTGAGCAGCAGAAGATGCAACTGGCCGACGACCGCGAGCGCGACAAGATGGACGTCGACAAGTTCATCAAGCTGCGCGAGCTGGAGCTGAAGTACGGTGCCGTGATCAATGAGCAGCAGTTGAACGTGCAGGTCGAGCGTGACCGCATGGCCATGCAGGCGCAACAACAAGGAGTTATGTAATGGACGAAAAACGAAAAATTATTGAGCGAGGCCGACGCGCCTCAACGATCACCAGCCTTGACTCAGTTGTCATGGAAGCGTTAAAGGACCTAGAGGATCGTTACACAAACGAATGGAAAGACAGTAAAGTTGAGGAGAGCGTCAAGCGCGAGTCGGCCTTCATGGCTGTCAAGGTGCTAGACGACCTCAAGACCCAGCTGCAAACTTATGCTGAACGTGGCAGATTTGCCGAGAAGCAGTTGCAGAAGGAAACTTTGCAGTAACATAGGAACCTAATCAATGAGCAATAACACTACGGATTCATCCAGTGTTCAGGCCATGACCGCCACTCAGGCGGCAAATGCCATCGAGTCGATGCTGTCCGGCGATGCCGACAACCAGCAAGATGAGGAGGCGCTGATGGACGACGAGGAGTCGCCCGAACCCGTCGAGGAAGACGAGTCTGAAGAGGAGAACGCATCAGACGAGGAATCCGAAGACGAAGAGTCTGAAGGGGATGAGGACACCGAGCAGGAAGTCGAGCCACAGAAGTTCACCGTCAAGATCGACGGCAAAGAAGTTGAAGTGACGATTGACGAGCTGCAAAAGGGTTACAGCCGCACGGAAGATTACACGCGCAAGACTCAGATGCTTGCTCAAGAGCGCAAACAGGCTCAAGCAGAATTTGAGGCGGTGCGTACCGAGCGTGCCCAGTACGCTCAACTGTTGAATGCTTTGCAAGACCAGTTGCAGCAAGCGCAGCAGCCCAACGTCGATATGGACCGTCTTTACAACGAAGACCCCATCGAGTGGGTGAGGCAGCGCGAGATGCAGCGCGTCAATGCCGAGAAGGCTATGGCTATCCAGTCAGAGCAGTCTCGCTTGATGCAGGAACAGCAACGGGAAAACCAGAAGGCCATGCAGGCCCGTCTCGCACAAGAGAAGGAACTGCTGCTGTCGGTGGCACCGGAGCTGAAAGACCCAAAGGCGGCGGCGCAAGCCAAGTCCTCATGGATCGAAGCGGGTAAAGCAATCGGACTGACAGAGCAAGAGTTGAACAGCGTGACGGATCACCGAATCCTTTTGGCCCTGCGCAAGCTGGCCATGTATGACTCGATGGTCGCCAAGCGCCAGAACTTAAAGCCAACGCAGTCGGCTCAGAGGACGGCCAAGCCGGGAACGGCAGCCAAGAAGCCACAGTCGAGTGAGATTAAGCAAGCTCAACAGCGTCTCGCAAAAGGTGGGCATGTCCGCGACGCGGCAAGCCTAATCGAACGACTCTTATGACTTTTTGAGGTATTTAAAATGGCTATCGCAACAAACACATTTCTGACTTACGCAGCAAAGGGCATCCGAGAGGACTTGAGCAACGTCATCTACTCGATCTCACCAGAAGAAACGCCCTTCGTAAACAACGTCGGCAAGGGTTCAATTTCCAGCGTTTCGTATGACTGGCAAACGGACACTTTGGCCACGGCAGCAGCTAACGCGCAGCTCGAAGGCGACGAAACTTCTTACGACGCAGTGGTCGCCACTGTTCGTTTGCAGAACTTCGCACAGATTAGCCGCAAGTCGGTTGTGATCTCTGGTACAGAAGAAAAGGTTAATAAAGCAGGCAGAAAATCTGAGGTAGCATACCAAATCGCTAAGCGGGGCGCTGAGCTAAAGCGAGACATAGAGTTTGTCTGCTTGAGCAATCAAGCCGCCGTGACTGGTGACAGCAGCACCGCACGCAAGACTGGTTCTTTGACCGCCTTCTTGAAGACCAACACCAACTTTGACGCCACCACTGGTGCAGGTTTGACCCCCGGTGAAGACCCAACCTACACCACCGTGCCCAACGACGCACGCACCGATTCGTCTACCCAGCGTGTCTTCACTGAAGCCATGTTGAAGGACGTGATCCAGCAAGTGTGGACCGAGGGCGGCACGCCTAAGATGTTGATGGTTGGTCCCTTCAACAAGACCAAGGTGTCGGGCTTCGCTGGTATCGCTGAAACCCGCATCGCTGCGACCAACAAGCCCACGACCATCATCGCGGCGGCTGATGTCTATATTAGTGATTTTGGTTCAGTTTCCATCGTCCCTAATAGGTTCCAGCGTGAGCGTGACGCCTTTGTGCTTGATCCTGAGTTCGCATCGGTGGATTACCTCCGTCCTATGCAGACCATGGACATGGCCAAGACCGGTGATGCAGACAAGAAACTTATGCTCGCCGAGTGGGGTGTTCGTATCAAAAACGAAAAAGCCCACGGCGGTATCTTTGACTTGACCACCTCCTAATAGGTGAATAAAAGGGCCGGGGTAACACCCGGCCCTTTTTTTAAGGACCAACATGTCTGACGTACTTGACACAAAAATTGTCTCGGAGAACCGGGCGATTGGGCAGCACCAGAAGATGCATTTCCATGATGATGGTGCCATCACGATTGAGACGGTGCAGGACATCACCGATGTCGCAGAGGCCAACAAGGCCATGTACAACCAGTTTGATGAGCGCACCAACTGGAAGGGCGACTTGCACAAGGTGGCGAGCATTCCGATGGCGATTTACTACGACTTGAAGGCCAAGGGTATTTTGGACGACCCCGTGGCCATGAAGGCTTGGCTGAACAACCCCGACAACCGGGTGTTCCGCACGCGGCCCGGACAGGTATGATTTGCCCATGTCAATCACCAACTACACAACACTGAAGTCGGCCATTGCTGACTTCATCAACCGCTCGGACCTGACCGCAGTCATTCCGACATTTATTTCGTTGGCAGAGGCGCAGATGGAGCGCCCACTGCGTGTGCGCCAGATGATTGAGCGGGCGACCGCTTCGGTGGACACGCAGTACAGCGCGGTGCCTGCAGACTTCTTGGAGGCCAAGACTTTCAAGCTAACCAGCACCACACCAATCCAGCCGCTGGCGTTTGCCACGCCAGAGCAGATGGACGACTTGGATGCCAGCTTGGGCAGTGCCGTGGGCAGGCCAAGGAACTTCACCATTGTCGGCAACCAGCTGCGGGTAAGCCCAACACCCGACAGCGTGTACACGGCAGAGTTGGTGTACTTTGCCAAACTCGACAAGCTGTCCGACAGCAACCCCACCAATTTCTTGTTGACCTCATCACCTGACGCGTATCTCTATGGGTCGCTGATGCAAACCGCGCCGTACCTCAAAGATGACGAGCGTGTTGCGGTGTGGGGCACGCTTTACAATACCGCGATTGAGTCGATAAAGTTTGCTGATCAAAACGCAAGCGCCAGTGGCCTGATCAAGGCTCGGGTTAAATCTTTTGGAGCACGATAATGGCAAGTTTTTCAGACTACAGCGAAAACCTCGTCCTGAACTTTTTGTTCACGACCAACACGGCAACACGCCCAACCGCTTGGTACGTGGGCCTGTTTACTGGTGCCCCGTCTGACAGTGGTGGCGGCACCGAGGTCTCTGGCTCGGGCTACGCCCGCAAGGCCACCGGCACCATCACCGTGTCTGGAACGGCCACCACGGCCACCAACAGCGCGGCCATCGAGTTTGATCCAGCATCTGGCGGCAACTGGGGCACGATCACCCACGCGGCCATCTTTGACGCGTCAACCAGCGGCAACATGCTGGCATGGGCACCACTGACCACGCAGCGCATCATCAACGATGGCGACGTGTTCCGCGTCCCTGCGTCCAGCCTGACCATCACGTTGACCTAAGATGGCTGCATACGGCTCCGGCTACTACGGCGGGGGCAACTACTCCTACGGCGTCAGCCTTGGAGCTGCCGACATCACCGCGACGAGTTCCGCTTCCATCAGCGGGACTCGTTTTGTCTTTGGCGCGTTTGATGTTGTTGCCAGCTCCACGGTGGCCATTGACGCGGTTGCGGTCAAGTTTGGCGAGATTGGCATTGCCGCCGAGTCCACCGCAACCATTGTCGGGTTAAGGATTGCTGACGGTGCCTTGGCCATAGCGTCGCAATCGGCTGTGGCCATTGCCGCTCGGCGCGTGGCCTTGGGTGCTGCCGATGTTGTTTCTGCGTCTGACGTGGCTGTGGCGGGGCAGCGTTTGGCCATTGGGGCCGCTGCGGTGGTTGACGAGTCAGCCATGGCGGTGGACGCGATCCGCATTGCCTTTATGGCCGCGACGGTGGCGTCCGACTCTGAGATGCTGATCGACTCCAACGTGATCGTCAATCAGGGCATTGAGATTGACGCGTCGTCGGTCATGGTGTTTGCGGCAAGGCGCGTGCGCAGTGCCGGTGCCATCTACGCTGGCCTGTCGTCCATGACCGTGAATGGTGTGTTCAAGTGGAACGACGACCCAGACACGCCAGAGACGTGGACACCGCTACCGGACACGTCCGAGACATGGACCCCGGTCGCGCAAAATTCCGAGGTCTGGACTGCGGTGTAGTGTTCCGCGCTGGCCTGTTTCGTCTGATAATTGAACCCATTGAGAGGTACCAAGCATGGCAGATACAAACACCACTAACCTAAGTCTGGTCAAGCCAGAGGTTGGCGCGTCCACCGACACGTGGGGCACCAAGATCAACACCGACTTGGACACCATCGACGGCATCTTCAAGGCAGACGGCACCGGCACCAGTGTTGGCCTAAACGTCGGCTCTGGCAAGGTTTTGGCCATCGCTGGCACCATTGCGTTGACCGGCGACCAGATTCAGGTGGCCGAGGGCGGCACCGGATCGACCACAGCCGCCACTGCGAAGGTGGCACTTGAGGTTATTACCGGGACGACTGGCTCTACACGCATCCCCGCTGGCACTGAGGCGCAGCGCGATGGCTCACCCGCTGCTGGCTTTTTCCGGTTTAACAGTGACGTTGCAAAGTTTGAGGGCTACAACGGCTCGGCATGGGGGTCCGTGGGTGGAGGCGCTACGGGTGGTGGTTCTGA